ACCTGCCAGCAGGCCTCAAGGCCCGCGGGTTACGAATCAAGGGAGACGATTCGCCGCTGATGCCGGGCGAGTTCCGGGATGTAGATATTCCCGGAGGCGCGATCAAGGACAACATTTTCCCGCTTCCCTACAAGGAGCCGTCCGGTGTTCTTTATCAATTACTTGGCAATATCGTGGACGAGGGTCGCCGCATCGGTTCGGTGGCGGATGTCGATATTTCTTCGGCCAATCAGAACGCACCAGTCGGGACGACACTTGCGCTGTTAGAGCGCTCACTGAAGGTGATGTCTGGGGTTCAGGCCCGAATCCATAACTCATTCAAGAAAGAACTGCGTATCCTGTCAGAGATCATCCATGATCACATGTCAGCGCAGTATGAGTACGACCTCGAAGGTGAGTTCTCACGGGTTGACGATTTTGACAAGCGCGTGGATGTGATTCCCGTTTCTGATCCAAATGCGGCAACAACGTCCCAACGGATCATTGCATACCAAGCCGCACTTCAGTTGGCACAGCAGGCTCCGCAGTTGTACAACTTGGGCATGCTTCACCGGCAAATGCTTGAAACGCTGTCGATTCCGAACGCCGAAGAAATTGTCAAGTTGCCTGAAGACATTCAGCCACACGACCCAGTGACAGAAAACATGATGATGCTGAAGCAAGATCCTGTGAAGGCATTTGCATATCAGGACCATGAAGCGCATATTGCAACACACATGGCAATGATGCGAGATCCGAAGGTTCGTGAGCTGGTTGGACAGTCGCCGTTTGCCAAGGCAATTGAAGGGGCGATGATTGAGCATGTCACAGAACACGTTGCATTCCAGTACAGAAAAGAAGTCGAAAAACAATTGGGTGTTCCTCTTCCCGCAGAGGAAGCTCTTCTCCCTGAAGATGTGGAGCGTGAGCTTGCTCCACTTATCTCTGAAGCCACTGAAAAAGTGCTACAGGCGAATCAAGCGGAAATGGCTCAAAAGAAAGCAAGAGAACAACAACAAGATCCGCTCACTCAGATTCAACAGCGAGAGATCGCACTCAAGGAAGCAGAGTTTAAGCACAAGCGAGATATGGATGTGGCCAAGCTACAGACAGACCTCGTCAACAAAGAAGAGACTCGAGAGCTCGAGCGTGACCGTTTGGCCTCGCAAGAGCGTCAAGAAGGTGCCCGCTTGGGTGTCAAGATTGCGACCGAAAAAGACAAGCTTGACCGAGAAGAACAGATCGAAGGCGTCAAGTTAGGCGTTGAGATCGCAGAGCATATTGCAGAAAAAGGAGACGCAAATGAGTGAGTTGGATTACCTTTCAACCAAAATCCGTGAACACATGAACGCAGTGGCTGATCATATGGCAGGCGGTGGTTGCCAGTCGTTTGAACAGTACCAAAAACTGTGTGGTCAGATTGAAGCGCTGGCTGTGGTCGAGCGTGAAATTCTTGATCTAAAAGAAAAGGTTGAAGGCGCCGAATAGGCTGTCAACCCATGGTATACTGTAAGCAGTAAAAAATTCGTCTTAGACGCAAGGTACTGCGGACCTAAACCGTAAGCGAGGAAACAATGCAGGTCAAACATTTTGAGATGACCGAAGAGCTCGAACAGACTCTTCCCGTTCCGCAAGGATATAAACTCCTTGTCGCATGTCCAGAGATTGACGAAACCACCGAGGGTGGCATCATCATCGCGAGCGAGTATCGCGCCAAAGAATCAACGGCTTCTATTTTCGGTTACGTGATCGAAATGGGTGAAGACGCGTATTACGATACCGACAAGTTCCCGACTGGTCCCTACTGCAAAGAAGGTGACTGGGTCATTTTCCGGTCCTATACAGGAACCCGGTTTAAAGTCCAAGGCCAAGAATTCCGGCTCATCAATGATGATTCGGTCGAGGCTGTTGTTGAGGATCCACGAGGTATCGAGAGAGCATGAGCGAAGAAAACACACAAGAAGTAGAAGTTCAAACTGACGACCAGTTTGAGGTAGAGATTGTAGACGACACACCTGAAGAGGATCGTGGCCGTCCACGCCGTCCGGAGGGGCATGAGCCTCAAGTTCCAGACGATGATGAACTGACTGATTATTCAGGCAAAGTTCAAGACCGAATTAAAAAGTTACGGTTCGAGTATCACGAAGAACGCCGAGCGAAAGAAGAAGCCGAGCGGATTCGTGAAGAAGCAATTCAGGCGGCCAAGAAGCTTTATGAAGAGAATGAAGCACTCAAGGGTAAGCTGTCGAAGGGCGAGGAGGCACTCGTCAATCAAGCGAAGACCCGCGTACAGGCCGAACTGGATCGGGCAAAAGCCGCCTATAAGCAAGCCTACGAAACCGGAGACACTGACGCCATCATAGAGGCTCAGTCAAAGCTTTCTGAGTTATCAGCACAAAAGCTTCAGTACGACCGTTACAAGCCAAAGAAACCAAAGCCAGCGCAACCTGCGCCACAGATACAACAGCAACCACAGCAATCATTCAAGCCGGATGATGAAGCGGTTGAGTGGGCACAGCGCAATCCATGGTTTGGCAAGAACAAAAAGATGACAAGCTTTGCCATGGGAGTTCATGATGAGCTTGTCTCAGAGGGGATTGACCCTCGTTCACCAGAATACTATGAGCGCATCGACCAAGAAGTTCGCGGTACATTCCCGAACGAATTCGATGAGCCAAGACAGAATCGGGGAACCGTGGTGGCCCCCGCAAGTAGATCTTCTAAGTCACCGCGCAAAATAACCTTGACACAAACACAGGTCGCACTCGCCAAGCGACTCGGGCTGTCACCCGAACAATATGCGGCGCAATTACTCAAGGAGAAGGCAGTATGAGCAATCGTACACCACGGGAATCTCAGACCCGAGAAAAGACTGAGCGCAAAAAGACATGGGCACCCGCATCGCGCATCCCAGATCCGGCCCAACAGGACGGCTATTCGTACCGTTGGATCCGTACGGCGATGTTGGGTCAAGCAGACAACACAAACGTCTCTGCAAAGTTTCGTGAAGGTTGGGAGCCTGTCAAGGCCGAAGACCATCCAGAGCTACGTGTGATGTCTGATATTGACTCCCGCTTTGACGGGAACGTGGAAGTAGGTGGACTCTTGTTGTGTAAGAACACAAACGAGAACCTCGAATCCCGTAGGGAATACTTCCAAGAAATGAATGAACGTCAGATGGAATCGGTGGATAACAACTACATGCGAGAGAATGATCCACGTATGCCTCTGCTGAGACCTGAGCGTTCTACAAAGGTTCAATTTGGTGGCGGTAACTCCTGATTCTCAGGGGTGCCGCGATAGACATGTTAGGAGAAAATTATGTCTGCTGAAAGCACCCCATATGGACTGGTTCCGATCAACAAGATCGGTGGACAGTCTAACGCTGGCGCCTTTCGGGAGTTCCCGATGGCCGCCAATAACGGGTCCGCTATTTTCAATGGCGATCTAGTTGTACTCGCTGACGGACAGCCTGCGGCTGTGTCAGCTACACCCACTGCGATTGATATCCCAGCGTCTGCTGGCAACGCCGAAAACGCAACACCGGGTATTGTTGGTGTATGTGTTGGTTGCCGTTACATTGACTCTGACGGTCAGCTCCAGTTCCGTAACTTTGTTCCTGCGAACTTAGTCACAGGTGGCGCGACTGAAGTCTTTGTACGTGTTGTTGACGATCCTGATCAGTTGTTCCGCATTAAAGGAACAGCCGCTCTTGGAACATTCAACAGCGGAACAGATGGTTCTGGTTATGCATCTGCGATTGGCAAGAACGCCGCGCTTGACTTCAACACATCAGGTTCTACATCAACCGGTAAGGCGGGTGTGGCTCTGTTGGTTGGCACAAACGGCGGATCAATTGCGACAACCAATACGTTGGCAATGCGTATCATCGATGTATGGAACGAAACTCAAGCGGATGATTATCCAGAGTTTGTCGTGAAGTACAACGTTGGTGTTCACGCATATCAAAACTCACTCGGCGTGTAAGGAGACAGCTAGATGGCAATTTCACGTTCCCAGCTCCTCAAGGAGCTATTACCGGGTCTGAACGCGCTGTTCGGTTTGGAGTACGAAAAGTACGAAAACGAGCACGCTGAGATCTACGAAACTGAAAACTCAGAGCGTTCTTTTGAGGAAGAGGTCAAGCTGTCAGGCTTTGGCGCGGCTCCTGTTAAGAATGAAGGCGCGGCAATCGAGTACGATTCTGCACAAGAAGCTTTCACCGCTCGTTACAACCACGAAACAGTTGCAATGGGTTTCTCTGTCACTGAAGAAGCGATGGAAGATAACCTGTATGACGCACTGTCAGCGCGTTACACTAAGGCACTTGCACGTGCAATGGCGTACACAAAGCAGACAAAGGCGGCGGCACTGTTGAACAATGGTTTCACAACCTTCAACTCAGGTGACGGAGTGACTCTGTTCTCAGCGTCTCACCCAACCGTTGGTGGCGGAACAAACCGCAATAAGTTGTCAACTGACTCTGACTTGAACGAGACTTCTCTCGAGCAAGCAATCATTGACATCGCGGCGTTTACAGATGAGCGTGATCTTCTGATCGCGGCACGTCCACGTAAGCTGATCGTTCCACCTGCATTGATGTTCGTTGCAACGCGTCTCCTCGAGACAGAGTTGCGTGTTGGCACAGCCGATAACGATCTCAACGCGATCCGCTCAAACGGATCAATCCCTGAAGGGTATCGTGTGAACCACTACCTGACAGACCCAGACGCGTTCTTCATCGTGACTGATGTACCAAACGGAATGAAGCACTTCGTGCGGACTCCAATGCAGACATCAATGGATGGAGACTTCGATACTGGTAACGTCCGGTACAAGGCTCGCGAGCGTTATTCGTTCGGTGTATCCGATCCACT